GGAGGGACCAAAGGAGGAACCAAAGGAGGAACCTTTAGATGATATTTTACAGATAGAGGAGTTAAATCTTGATGACTTTGGTAATTATGAGGAGGTTTACGATGAACCGTTTGAAGTAAAGACAGAAGAAAACTCTATAGAAAATGAAACGTCTGAAGAACCAGATGAAAGTGATATCAAAACTATTTCTATATCCGATACAAATAATAATAAAAAAATAACAGAGATAGTTAATTTAAGTGATGTCGTAGTGAATAAAGAACCAACAAAGGAGGATGTTTTGGAAAAATATAAAAATAAAACGGATATTAAGTTTTTTTAATAAGTAAAATTAAAAAATAAAATATATTTTAATAAAATATTATGAAATATATGAATTTGGAATTTGCTTGTGCTCTCGTTACATCTCTAATTATTTCATTAGTTATGCATTATTTAAATCGCGATAAAAAGGAAGGGATTTCTATAAAAACACACCTTAAAACCTTTATGATAAATAGTATTATAATTGTAGCTCTTCTTTATCTAAAAAAAAAGGTTTTAGATAACATGTTTCCGGGTACTTCTGTTAGTGTAGAAAATATTACAGATAATGTGACACCTGAATATAATGATATTATTGTTGGAACACCTAATTTTTAATAATTGTATAATATAATGATGACTCTATCAAATAAAGATTTGGTTTATATAATAATACCATTTACTCTATATTTGATCTTATTTTTGTTTAAAAATGAAGAATCTATTGAATTCAATAAATTAAAGGAAGCTATAATGTTATTTGTTATAGTTATAGCATTTAACGTCCATCCGATGATATCTTTTTGTTTATATTTAATCTATCTTCTAAACAAACATATTAATATTTAAATATAGAATACTGACTTTTTATGTCCTTTTTGTTTACAATAAACTTTTTAAATAGGTTATGTTTTAATTGTTTAATAGGAACTGCATTTTTTATATCCTTTGCGATTTTTTTATATAAATCAAAATCGTCTTCTTCATTTATAATAAATTGGTTGTGTTTATCTGTCATCCATATTTTTAGTAGGTTGAATACTTTAGTATTAGGTTTAAAGTGTTCTATAATAGTTGTGGCTAATCTGGAAAGATCAAAACTCTTATTAGGTTTAATTTTACAATCTTTCAAAGAGTTATTTATAGGGTAATCGTATTGTCCTTCTGCATCACCATTTTCATCAAATGTGCTACTAAAGTATAGTGTTTTGTTGTGTGTAAATGTGGCTCTACCAAAATCGATAATTTTTGTAATTTTACCATATGTTGGAACTTTATAAAAAACATTATCTATTTCGAAGTACAAGAATGTGGTTTCAGTAGTTGAAAACATTATATTACTAGAATGTAGGTCATTATGTACAAAATGGAAATTTTTTTGAGCCACAGCAAGACCAAAACAGATCTGAAATAAAATAGAACTCCATTCTCTGTCACTTAATTTTGTTTCATCTAATAAATCATCTAATGTAAGGTCTAGTTTTTCCATAAATATTAATTGTGTGGGGTAGTCTTTAACATTAATATATTTAAATGTGTCGTCGTCTTCTTCTTCAAGTTCTGAGAAATTTTCTAATTCATCTATATCCATAACATCCATATTGTTAATAAATGAACCAGGTAAGTCTTCCAAACTTTTTAATAGTTCTAGTTTATCTTGTGTATCTTGGTAGGTATTATCAATATCTAATATATCAATATCAAGTTCGTTCTCAATTATTTCTAACTCTTCACCTTGTTCATTATCAGAATCGATATCAATAGCAACAGATTCAATGTTGAATTTTTTGTTAATATTATTACTAAATGATTTATTATATTTAATATCATCATAATCTTCAGTAATGTCAAATTTAAGATTATTAGACAAACAATTATAGGTACCATAGAATAATGGGAATGTAGGACATCTTCTAGTTTCTGTTAATTTACTTCCAAGATATGTAAAAAAGGCATCAATATATGCTTCATTATTATAGTTATTAATATAATCAGATGTAATACATGATGTAATATTAGGGAGAATTTTAGGAGTTAAACTATAATGATTCATACTATATCCTAAAACATCAACTATAGGATTTTTTTTAATAAAAATATCCTTTTCTACTTCTTTTTTTGCAAATCTATCATAAATATTAGATTTATAGAACGTTTTTATATAATGAGATTGTTTTTGTGTATAGAGTTCGGTATTATTTTCACTAAGTTCTTTTATAATAAATCTTGATTTTAAAATTAAATTAGAATTGTCTTCATAATCGAAATTAGAATCATCAATATAATTATCTATTATAGGGAAATAGTGTTGTATATCACTAACCTTCAGTTGTTTTTCAATATTTTTTTTAGTAGAATCAAAATCTTTATTATCATAAAGTATATTATTATTCATTTAAGATTGTGGTATATTTTTGTTTATTTATAATTACGCGTTGCTTGTTAAAAAAACAAAATAAAATTATACAAATATACTAATGAATTTAGAATTAAAAAAATTCGATATTTCTACAATAAAACCAGACAAAGTTTGTGTGTTTATAGGAAAGCGAGAGACTGGTAAAAGTTTTTTAGTGAAAGACCTGTTATATTTTCATAAAAAGGTCCCTATAGGGACTGTTATTTCTGGGACTGAAGGTGCGAATCAATTCTATGGGAAAATGGTTCCTAGTTTATTTATTCATGATGAATATACACCAGCTGTTGTAGCAAATGCTGTAAAAAGGCAAAAATTAGTAGTAAAGAAAAAAATGAAAGAGGAACATTTGTATGGTAAAAGTAATATAAATCCATCCGCTTTTTTAATTTTAGATGATTGTTTATATGATAATTCTTGGGTAAAGGATGTAAATATTCGTTCATTATTTATGAATGGGAGACATTATAAGATGTTATTTATAATTACGATGCAGTATGCTTTAGGTATACCTCCGAATCTAAGAACAAATATTGATTACGTATTTATTCTAAGAGAAAATTATGTATCAAACCGAAAAAAATTATATGAACATTATGCTGGTATGTTTCCAACGTTTGAAATATTCTGTCAGGTTATGGACCAGTGTACAGAAGATTTTAATTGTTTAGTAATTAATAATAATGCGAAAAGTAATAAACTAGAAGAACAGGTTTTCTGGTATAAGGCAAATCCTCATGCTGATTTTAAAATAGGGGCACCTGAATTTTGGAAACACCACTCTAATAATTTTAACAGTGGTTACGATTCAGAAGAAGAACAAGAACCTTTTGATTTAGCTTATTCCCAACAAAAAAAAAGAAAGGGAGGTCCTACTGTAAATGTTAAAAAAACTACATTTTAGATTAATAGTTTACTTTCAAATATATCACTAAAGGTATTTTCAAGATCTAGTTGATTAAATTGTGAATCATATATCTCTCTTGGAACAAATCTATATTCTATATCAAAATTATTCTTTTGTCTCTTAGATTCTATTTTAAGTTCCATATATCCTATTACAATACAGACTATAGATAATGTCAATAAAACAAGTGTTAATGATTTCATATTATATTATAGATATAAATTTATATAGATTAAATCACCTTGAATAGTTATAATTAATATTCTAACCCACTACAATGTTAGAATTGGGTTCAACTATTGAACTATTACTATTATTGTTAGTGAGTCTGCGTTCTAAAGCAATACGGTCTCGTTGTTCACGACTAGTTTCATATTTACGTATATTTTTTATACTTTCATTTTTAATTTTATAAGTATCAAATTGCATATCTATTATATCAGTATCAATTGGTCTGTATTTAATCCGTTTATAAGGTTTAATGTTATCTAATTTTTTATTATAAAAAATAAAAATAGGTAACATAATAATTATTAAAAATAAAAGCGAAGCTAAACTTCTCATATAAATTCATACTATATTTTATATTGTGGTATACATATATTTTATAGCTTACTTAGAACCATCGGCATCATCACCTTCACCACCTTCAGTGGATTCAACTGCCTCCTGGTTTTTGCGCTCCATCCACGGGTCATTGCTCTCAATGTGTTCCTCAATAGTAGCCATGTTCTTCTTGTTCTCCTCCTCCTGCTTAGTCATCTCCTTTTCTGCCTGAATACGCTCCTTCATAGCATCCTCCTTGCGCTCACGCTTCTGGTCCTCATAGAACATATCCTTGTTCACCTCGTTCTTTTTGTACTCCTTCATTAGGTTGTTGAGCTCATCCTCAAGATACTCCTCACTCTGGACACGGTCTGCACATGGATCCCAAGGAAGCCACTGACCCACAGAACCAACAAACACGTGGAATGTGCGATCGCGCTTCTGTAGTTGTTTAGCCTTAATCTCTGCCTCCTTTTGTGTCTCATAGACACCACGGATCTTCACGCCACGAACACTCGTGCGGTATTCATTCTTTTCGCTGAACTCCTTCTCAAGTTCATCATGGAATTTGTAGGTAAAATCCTCGAAACGACCCTTGAACTGGTCATACGTGTACTGAAGTTCAAGTCGGAGTTTCTCCTTTAGTTCCTTGTTAATTTTAGTCTTAAGCTCATCGCCTGCGTTTTTAGTAATTTTATCAATCGACTGCTCGAGTTCACCAAACCGTTGTGTCATATAACGGTGGAACATGTAAACCTCTTTGCTCTTCATGACCTCTTCAGGTGAGAGGAAAGAGAGACACACAAAGTTTTGTCCGGGAATGTTGTTATCGCCTTCAAGAAATGTTTCATTATCGTCTGACATAATAGTATTCTAAAGAATTATTTGTTTAAATAGAAATTGAAAAAAATATATTTATTAATATTAATGACTTTTAAACTTGTTAATCCAAGAGAGCTAATTAGAAAGGTTTTAAAAATTTCATTTCTTTTCCTAATAAACTATCTTTTACTTAATACGCTAGATATTTCACAATCTAATAAAATTAAAATTATTACGGTAAATATTATAATGTTTAGTATAATAGATATTTTGTTCCCATCGATAAATATTAATGATAAAAATAATTAAATACTTGAAATATATTCCCACTTTAGATAATTACATATATCTTTCCAAATAATATCTTGTTGGTGTAATTTCTCTCTACTTTTTAGTAATAGAAAACTTTTCTCAAATTCATGTAAACCTAATAATTCAACGAATTTGTGCAATACATACGAATAAGACAAAAAATTCTTCCTATTTTTAGGACAGAATTTATGGAATGGAATCTGAATTTCTTTAAACATGCGTCTAAGTTCTTCCTCTGTTTCAACAGACATAACCGGAGGAGTCTTCCCATTTAGTTTATTTAAAATATGAGGTATATGTTCATAATACTTATTTTTTCCAATCTTTTTAAGAATATATCTTAACTTTCCTGGTTTTAATAGATTAATATCAAGTCTTTCCTTTTTTATTTCTAATAATATTTTTTCATAAATATCCTTAGGGATATCTGTCGTTTCTTTAGCTTGGAATTGTTCCAGCCATTCATTAAAGTGATTAATACGTTTATAGGAAAAATAAGTAATTTCTCTAGGAGGATCTTTATAGGATGGTTTATCCGATTCTATTAAAATAAATGATTCTTCTCCACATTGAGGACATATTTGTTTCCCTTCTGACATGTACACTATTTTATTTATTTGACATTTATTACACAATTCTACATTATGTTTAAATTCATCAAAATCAATTTGATAATTTTCCTTAGTATTGAGCAAATAACTATTAAATAAATGCTTTCTATTATTATTAGATTCGTTTTCATCTGTTTTTTTAGTATTAGACTTTGGTTCATTAAAGAAAGACATAATATTAGGAGATGTTCCCTTTAAATTAGATTGTTTTTGTATAGGTGCCGATGTATTGCTATTATAATATTGAAATATTAGATTCCCATTGTCTAAAAAATATTCGATTTCATTACTATTATTATTATTATTTTTATAGTTACATATATCTTCTTTCAACAAAATAATTCTATCCTTAATTTTTAGTTCATCTTCAATATTATTAGCTGTTTTAAGTTGCAATTCTAATTCCTTTCTTTCCACTTCCATTTTTAAAATATCTTCTTTTTTTATAAAATTATTTACAAAGGAATTATGTTTTGATTCTAACGTTACCTTTGTATCGTATTGTATTCTTTTATTATTTTTGTTTTTAAATGACATAATTATAAATTTAATATAATGTCTTTTAAATAACTTCTTTAAATTATAACTTAAGAAATAATATTTATAAATAGTATTATGGGTGGAGCTTCATTACAATTAATAGCGGAAGCTACAGAAAATAATTATCTAACAGGAAATCCTCAGATTACATTTTTCAAAAGTGTTTATAGGAGGCATACTAATTTTGCTATAGAATCTAGAAAATTAAATTTTACATCTAAGCCTGATTTCGGTGATCCAGTTAACTGTAGAATCCCTAAAGGACCTGACCTTTTACATAAACTTTATTTATATGTTGAAATACCAGAAATAAATGTCGATGTTTCAGCAAAATCATATAAGGCTTTCCGATGGTTAAATTGGTTAGGTCATTCTATTATTAAAAACTCGTCTATTTCTCTAGGACAGACTATTATTGATGAACAAGATGGAGAATGGCTTCATATTTGGAATGAATTATCACAAAAGGAAGGAAAAAAACATGCCTATGCTGAAATGGTAGGAAATGTCCCTGAATTAACACAGATTCATAGTGTTCGTGGTATGATTAATGAGGGCGCTGCGCCAGAGGGCGCTGACGTAAATAATTTTAAACTGACAGATGCAAGAAACTTGTATATACCTTTACAATTTTGGTTCTGTAAAAATCCTGGACAAGCTTTACCATTAATAGCATTAGAAAAAGCTGAAGTAATGGTAGATATAGAATTTGAAGAATTAGAAGAATTAATATGGGCATCTGAACAAATCGTTTCTGGTGACCAAAATGGAGAGTTATTTGCTAATGGTGGTGATAGAATAAATACAGTTCGTTTTTCTACCTCCGCTAATATTTTCCAATCAAATAATAAACCATCTTTAAGGAACGCATTTATATATGCAGATTATATCTATCTTGATAATGATGAAAAAAAAAGATTCGCAAATAACAGACACGAATATCTTATAGAAAAAATTCAGACACGTGGTACTTCATTCACATCAGTTAACAGTCAAACCCATACAGTTGACCTAAATTTTTTTAATCCCGTTAAAGAATTAATATGGAGAATTCGACCGGTTAATCTTGTAGATAAAAGGTTCTGCCAATCAAGAGGCGGTATACAAAGATATAATTATACAGATAAATTTGATTTTACTGGGTATACAGGTGTTCCTAGTCCAAAGGGTGGTTGTGGTATGGTGGGTGGTAGAACGAATGAAAATTTCTTTACACGTTTACCTGCGGCTAAGTTATCATATAAATCTTCATCGAACCTAAATAAAACCCAACATACTCCTGACTTTTTAGACAATCAATTAACGGCCTCTGCCTCTACTAGCTGGGATGGACAGAATACTCAATTAGCTGATTTAGCTGCATTAGGAATTGCTCAATGTGCTTCAACCGGATTTGATTTTATATCACAATATTTTAATTCTACAAGAACAGAAACTACTGAGGCAGAAAGTAGTTTATATAAAAATTTTAGTATGGCTCATATGTTCAATCAGCCTACACCAATAGATGATAATACATCTATCCATGTTCCCGATGAAAATGGATTATGGAATAGACCTGGAAATAATAATGCTCAAAGAATTACTTATAATGGTGATAATCCAACTAAAAATGCTTCATTGTTCCTTAACGGTGTAAGAAGATTCGATGAGAGGGAAGGTTTCTATTTTAATGTTATACAACCATATCAACACCATACTAATGTTCCATGTAGTGGAATAAATGTTTATTCTTTTGCTATAGACCCAGAAGATCATCAACCTTCAGGGACATGTA